ACACCAGGCATTTTAACGACACGTATGGTAACATCTTTGGCCTTTGATTCGGCCCAAGGTTTACCACAGTCGTTGCAATTACCAGTTGCTTTTTCTTCTTCATCAACTTCTGCTTTGCAATTACTGCAATAAATTTTTACATACACCTCTGGTTTTAGAATAGGTATTTGTTTATCACCTACTGTTTCGTGACCAATGACTTCTGCGTCTTGTACTTTTTTACCTATCTCTGACATTATGTGATCTCCATTAAACTAACTAGTATTTTTACACCATTTCCTAAAATTTTAATAGCATCTTGTTGCTCTAAAACGACAGGATGTGTAAGAATCTCTGATTCTGTGCCATCTGCAAGACTGTCTTTAAATAACTCAATATCAAGAGGAGAGCTTGCATCATAATCATGAACAGATACCGTAGTTGTAACAGCGCCACCAGATTGATTAGATAATCTAATACTTTTTACAATTGCTGTAGTAGGTAAAACTGGTGGCACGGCACCTTCATTTGCCGTTGGAACAGTATATACGGCAGTCAAAGAACCTGTTGCAGTCTTAGAAAAACTTTTAAATTGATCAGCCAAGGAAGAAACTCCTTGCTGTAGATTCATCTTTTATATCTTGTTGAAATCCAAAGTTTAATTGTTGTGTAATCTGTTCAAGCACACGAATTAGTGCATCAAATTGTGATGCTTCATATTCAGGTGTTGAATCTGGTAATCTAGTTGTTGCAATTTTAGCCATTATCTACCTCCATCTGGTTTTACATCTAGTCTTAGCGTACCATAACGCCAGTTTGCACCTACGTCAGTGCTTCTAATATCTACGTTAGCTTGTCTACCTCTACCACGTAAATCAAATTTTGTCGTGCTAGTCGTTATGTTTCTTGATATTGTAGTAGCTGTTTGTGACGGAAAAGATTTAAAACCTAATTTTACCGTTGTATCCCCTACTTGATCTTTAAAATCTGGTATACCTCTACTAATAGAAAGCATTTGCTGTCCGTCTTGTATATCAAAATCTCCTGAAGTGATAAATGCTGTCATGGCTGTGCCATCATCATCAAAACCTACTTCGTGTTCATAGAATGTCGTAGCTCCTGAAGTTAATCCTAACACGGTAGGCGTTGTAGCCGTATTGTTCGGAAAATATTTTGTTGCATAGGGTTGTTGATATACACCGTAATCTGACCATGTTGTTCTAGCTAAATTAGATGTGTACCATGTTTTTTCTAAATAATTATAACTCACAGCTCTATCTATTTGAGTAGAACCAGAAGAAGGATAAAACCAAGTTATTTCATTGAACTCAGAATTAATACCTGCATATGTTTCTGGATAATTTGCAATACTAAAATCTTCAAACACATAATCTTGTACACTACATGGTAATTTTTTAACTGTACCATCGTAAAGATAGAAAGCATTCTGCGACATCCAATATGCAACACCGTTAATATCAACGGCAGAGTGTACACCAACAGCGCCACAATTAGCACCTAATTGCACGAGTGAAAAAGTGAAAGGAGCCCCTACAAATTGTAGAGCATGCAATGAGTTATCTGTCCATACTAAAACAGCATTTCGAGATCTAACGGCAGCTACTATCTTTGACCCATCTTGTATACGAAAAGATCCTGCAGTATTTGTTGCCGTTGGTGTCCATGTTGTAAAGTCTTCTTGTGATGAAAATCGTAAAAATAAATCGTCTTGAGTTGTGCTATCGCCAATCGTCGTTTCTGTACCAAATAAAAATATGTGCCTGTCAGGCATTGATACAAGATTAAATCTTGAATTTGTTGGAGCTTGCGTAATTACTGCAGCTCTTGTATTTAATCCTGCAGATGTATCCCATCTAAATGTGCCACCTTTGTGTACAGTAGCGATTAAATCTTCTCCAAAATTATCAAAGCTCCAGTTTCTACCATCTAGTGTAACTGTCGATGTTGATCTAGGTGTATTCCATGTGCTTGTATTCCATGTGCCAATACCCCAACCATAGCCGTATACAGAAGCATCTGGTCCGATACTAATTTGATAATTAATATTACCAGTGCCACCACCTCCTGAAGTAGATCCAGAAGCATTACTTGATTGTGTTACAACATAGCTATTAGAATTTGTAATAGATGTTATCTCAAACTCCGCATTCATATCAAGTCCATCTATTGCAGAAAAAGAATCAAAAGTTACAAAATCACCAAGTGAAGCTTGATGACCAGTATCTGTTACAGTAACGTTATTTGTTCCATCTGTAGTAAAAGGATTAGAAACACTGCTTGTTGTTTTTCTTATTGGTGTGACGTCAGCTATCGTACCCTCTGTATAAATATAAAATTTTCTATCTGTTCCGAGAGCCGTGTACCGTACACCATTTAGATCTGACCACGCATGTATATCTCTTGCAACTCCTATGATTGTATCATTAACAAGTTTCTGCCAACCACCTACTTTTTGTGGTAAGCCATAATGAAATCTTACATTATCAGCATCGATCCAACGACCTTCGGCACCATACTCAGTGTTTTGTTTATCTATACCAGGTTTAAATTGTAATTTTGTTAGTGGCATTATATCCTCAAAAATCTAAATTGAACTAAACCATCGCCACCTGAACCACCAGGAGCACCTTGCTCAGTACCTCCACCGCCACCGCCTCCACCTTGGGAGCCAGCTTTACCGAACTGTCCAGATTCAGGAGCACCACCGTTACCTGCATCACCTCCCGCACCAGCAGTTCCTGCTAAATTAACAAAAGATGCGCCACCTGGCGATCCAACACCATTAGCGTTATCACCTGAATATCTGACACCGTTTGTGCCATTCGTTCCATCACCCTGTTGATTAAAGGCTGCTCTTGGACCACTTGTAAATGTGGTTATATCAAGACCATCTGTGGTTGTACCAGAGCCAACGCCAGATACAACTGTTCTAGTCCCTGCAACACCAGCAACTGAGGCAGGAGCAGATACTCTACCACCTGTAGATACAGCACCAGATCCGCCATTTAAAGTAAATATAGGTCCTGTTGTTGCACCAGATAGGGTTGTAGCACCACCTGTTGTACCTTGCGTGTTAGTTGGTGGCTCTCCAACACCATTACCACCCGTGCCTCCAGCACCTATGTTAAATGTTAATATCTCACCACCTGTAACGGAAAAGACCATATCTGATATAAACGCACCAGACGCACCTCCACCGCCACCATCTTCAAATCCTGCTTGATCGTAGTCTAAACCACCACCTCCGCCACCACCTGCTCCTACAGCTTTTTGTATATGTATTTTATTAGCAAGTGCTGGCACCCTTTCAAAGAGTTGTTGTGTTGTATCAGTAAATGTTTGAAAATCTGTGGTTAAAAAGATATTGTAAAATTCTTTCCAAACTCCGCCTGTCTTTACATATCCATTTAAAACTGTTTTGTTGGTAAAACTTGTAGAGTCTCTACAATATAATTGATCAGGATTATCTCCCGATGTATCTAGTTGTCTCCAGTCCCCACCATCTTTAACATACATTGGCATGGCACTTTATGATACTTTCAACCAAATATCTCCGTCGCTACCACCTGTAGGATTATTTGTACTTACAGTTCTATTACCGTTGGCGTTTGTGCCTGCAGTAGCAGAAATAAAAGCTTGAACGTCTGAACCAATTGCAACACCTAGATTTGTTCTTGACGTTCCTGCAGCAGAAACATCATTAAGGTTGTTTGTTGGTTTCAAGACATCTGTAACGGCAGCACCAGAAAATTTATACTTAATAGATTCGTATGTAGGCATATTATTTCTCCAGTAGTTTCCAACCAAATGTTGCACCAGAATATACAAGAGCAAAAGCTGCTCCCTCTGTAGCAACCGTAAGGTCTGATGTTTGTCCATCTATCTTATGGCTATTTCTTCCAATAGTCAAATTAGCTGTATCAAAAGTATTAGCAAGATCAACAAATCGTATTTCATCACCTACAGCAGCCGTAGCTGGTAATGTAATTGTGAAAGCTCCACCTGTTGTGTTTGCAAATATTTTATCTCCAGCAAAAGCTGTATATGTAGTTGTCTTTGTTAGCCAATCACTACCTTGTGTCTGTATCTCAAACCAGTTTGTAGCATCCGTAGATAAGAAAACGTTTCTGTTAGGATTGATAACAAAGGTATTACCACTTGCACCAAGTCTAACTGTAATTGTTTTAGTAGTGCTTGCGTTTCTTAAAAAGTATAATTTTTCTACAGCAGGAAATTGTACAATGAAATCTGTAGCGTGCCCTGTAAATATGATTGCCGCTTGTCTAGCTTCGTTAGCTGTCTGTGCACTAGGACCATTACCACTTGTAAGTGAATAAGGGCTAGATTGTGCGCTTAAATCTCTTGTGTATACACC